TGTTATAGACTTTATAAGCAATATTATCTGGTCTCTCATCACCTATAATTTTGTATTTGGTGAAATGATTGAGATCTTCTAAAATATCGGGTCTTATTTTGGCTCTTTTGAAAAGATTTTTTACCCGAACATAGTCAGATATGTTTGTTGAACCTGGAAGACGACTAATATACTCGAAATCAGGAATATTTCTAAAATAAGGTTTAATAGCCATTACTGGAAGTCTCCATCTTCATAGTCTCCTCTGTATACTGGTTCAATTTCATTGAATGTCATTTGGATTTTGTAAGCGGTCATTGATCCTCCATCATAGGTCATATAAGAACCTGCGGGGGTATAGTCAACATTAAATGAAGTTAAAGCGCACGGTTTAAATTTATTCATGAAGGGATGTTGTCCATCTCCATTATAAAGATAATCTAATTGCCAAAGACATGGTGGTTTTAAGAAAAGTGCTGGATCTTCTTTAACTGGAGCCATATCTTTTTTCATAGTTTGAATTATATCCCAACAAATATCAGCTTCAGTTTCATCTCTAGGAGTTAATGGAAAGTTAAAACTGAATGTTCTTAAGGTGGGCCCTTCGAATAATAATTCAAGATTGGGATTGATGACTTGACCTGTTGTTCTTCCCATTATATTTGCTCCTACCGCTTGTCCAGCAAAGAAACTAGCAAATGCTCCTTTATTGTCCCCTGATAAAACTGTTTCTGTTAGCTTACCAAACATCTCTGCTATTGCTCCCACAGATCCCGACGTATTTCCATCACCAATCTCCGTTATTATTTTTTCAGCTCCTGCTCCACCTATTCTTTGGATTTCATTCATTGTATCTTGATTCCAACTAGTAGAATTAGATTCAGTGAGGCTTGGTTGCATTGGCAACTGAATAGTTGTTCTTGGACTTTTAGCGCGTAATCTATTTGGTCCTGCAAAGTTTCCTGATCCTACCGTCTGGGTTCCCAAGGTTCTTCCAACCATAGAAGGCACATATTCATATGATGCTATTTGAATATAGTCATATCCCAAACCAGCTAGACTCATTTCGGGATATCTTAGTATTCTACTACCTCCTCTATCTACACCGGCACGATTAGCTGCTATGGGAGCATCTGAAACACCTCTTACGGATAGTGGAACCGATCCATCAGTTAGAACTGAAGGTGGTGTTCCAAATAATTGTCTGGAGGATGCATTACCAGATGCATTAATAATTTGTCCTGTAGTGGGATGTATAGTTCCAGGTATTCTTAGATCATTAAAATAATATAGACGATCAGTATCACTTTGTAGATTTAATTGACTTGCTCTAGTTGTATTGGCTGTATTAACTCCACCTCCTTGGGAAGTATTAAAAAAGGCATTTTGAAATTCTGCCTCAGTCAGTTGAGATGCGTTGGGAGATCTACTGTTATAAAGACGTAAAAATTCGGCTGATTGTGCAGTAGGAATTTCATATTCACTTCCTGATTGAGAAGCACCTGTTGGTGGGGATTGGAAAAGAGGAGCAGTTCCGGCTGTTCTTGCGGCTGTGGATGCATATCCTTGTACTTGGCCAGTTGATGTATCTATCCTATTATAGATAGTCATACCGTTCCATATTGTGGTGGTATTTTCGATTGCCATTAGGTATGAATACAGCCTGTGTTAGTTATTTATCTTGAAATTTTGATATGGAATAGATCGTAAATCATTTATTTCACCAGGATAAGCCTGATATAAATTACCTATTGATTGTTGCCAGTCATAGTTTCTAAATCCAGGCCAATGATAGTTAATTCCCCTAAATCCCCATCTAAACAATCCCACACAAGCAATTAATGGGAATTGATCATAACGAATCCTAGGAGTTTTAGGATCGTATATAAAGGTATAATATCTTCCAACATCTGGAGCAGCTACTACAGTATTATTAAGAGTTTCCATCACAGCCAGCATTCTGTCATCAGAATTAGTCATAGCAATGATATCACTGACTACGTTTTCTAATCTATTGGTGGTATTTTCTAGATACTTTTCTTGTTCGTAGTCCATAGTTGGTTTTCAGTTATTATCTTGAATTCTAAAGAGTTGTCTTTACAAAATTCTCTGGCATATTTCCATTTTGCTTGATTGAGTTCATATGTTTTGCATTCATTAATATATGATTTAGTAACTCTAGACTTTTTCTTTGGTGGTTGAGTTTGTCTGAGGGGTTTTACTTCAATGACATACTTTTTAATTGAACCATTAGCCTCTTTGACTTTGATTAGAAAGTCTGGATAATAACGATGAGGACGTTTATCTAAAGGTGAAATATAAGGAATAGAAAATTCCTCAGAAGCATATTCAATAATATTTTCATTACCATCACACCATTGTAAGAATCTAAGTTCCCAACTGCTTCTATAGATTATATTTCTCACATTTCCTAAGTATTTTTTAGGGTTATGTGGGTGAAATAATCCCTGGTGATACTTAGAATCACGCGGCATCTTACCTACATAGTAATAGTAATTAAAATTATTTATAGATGGCGGGTTACGCTCCCAATACAGTCAATACTTCTACGTTGAAGAGTAGAATTTTAAATATTGCTCAGACTTCCATATATCATGTAAAGCTTCAACCTCCTTCTTTGGTTGCATCTTATATGAGAGGAGAAGGTATTAATTATACAGCTATTGGGGATGAATTGGAATTGATGTGCACTTCGGCCAGCCTTCCTGGAAATGGAATGATGACTCATGATGTTACTAATGATTATGCTGGTGTATCTGAGAAGATGGCATATAGAAGAACATATGATGCTAATTTAGATTTGACTTTTTATGTTAATCGTAAGTATGATGCTGTTGAGTTTTTTGATGCATGGATAGATTATATTACAGGAAATATGCATGAGACACGTTTTAAGTCTCCTTATGTTGGATATAGAATGAAATGGCCAAAGGATTATAAGACTAATATATTCTTAACTAAATTTGAAAGAGATACCTACGCACAAATGACTACTGGCCAGGTTAGTGGTATGGGACAACAGCAAGTTATCAATCAGGATGTATTTAATGATATTCCTCATTTACATTATACTTTTGTAAATGCTTTTCCTATCAATGTTGCTTCAATGCCTGTACAATATGAGACTAGTGATCTCTTGAAACTTACTGTTTCTTTCTCTTATATTCGATATGTTCTTGAAAGAATGGGTACGGGATCAACTGGAGTTGGTAGTTTAAGTTATGTTCCTGGAACTGGAACTTCTTATATCTAGAACCCCACTAAATAAACTTACTGATATTATTATAAAATATTATGCCTTTACCTAAAATTGCGACGCCGACTTATGAGTTGGAATTGCCTTCTACAGGAAAAACATTAGAATATAGACCTTTTTTGGTCAAAGAAGAAAAACTTTTAGTTCTTGCATTGGAAAGTGAAGATACTAAGCAAATTACAACTGCTATTAAAACAGTACTTAAGAATTGTATTCAGACGAAAGGAATTAAAGTAGAAACACTTCCTACTTTTGATATTGAATTCTTGTTCCTTAATATTAGAGGTAAGTCTGTTGGAGAGGAAGTAGAAGTTAATCTCATTGCTCCAGATGATGGGGTAACTGAAATTCCAGTAAAAATTAATTTGGATGAAATTAGAATAACTGAGAATGAGGATCATAATAATAAAATCAAACTTGATGATAATCTTTTGATGGAAATGAAGTATCCTTCATTGGAACAATTTATTAAGAGTAATTTTGATTTTAATGAAGAAACTAGTTTAGAACAATCATTTGATCTTATTGGTAATTGTATAGATAAAATCTATAATGAAGAAGAAGTATGGGCTGTTGCAGATTGTACTAAGAAAGAGGTAAAGGAATTCTTAGAAGGAATGAATTCAAAGCAGTTCAAAGAAGTTGAAAAGTTCTTTGAGACTATGCCTAAGTTATCTCATACTCTTAATGTAACTAATCCTAGAACAAAAGTTGAAAGTGAAGTCGTTCTTGAGGGTTTGGCAAGTTTTTTCGCGTAGGCATGGTCCATATGGACCTTGAGGGATATTTTAAACTCAATTTTGCCCTCATGCAGTATCATAAATATTCATTAACTGAGATTGAAAATATGATACCTTGGGAACGAGATATCTACGTTGCTTTGTTGAAAAATCATTTAGAGGAAGAAGAACAAAAGCAAAAAGCAAAGAATGGCAGTTAAAGGAACGACAAGTGGTCAGATGGCAGGAATTGATCCTAAGATTTTTGGCCTGCTTGGAATTCAGGATAATAAAGATATTGATTTAGGTACATATAAGACTCTTTTGAAGGAGAAGATGGTTGCTGGTCGGATGACCGACAGTAAGATGTCTACTGAAGATACAGAAGCTCTTACTAATGCATGGAAGGATATTAAAAATGATGTCCAGAATTTACAAAAAGATAATAATATTAGTGGAAAAAGTGTCGCAGAAAATGTTA